TCTAGTTCACAGGCAAGAAAGCGCCACAACTTGGCGGTGTGATCTTCAGGTGCATCTGTTTGAATAATTTGCACATTGGGAAACAGGCGAAGGGTTGAGATTACCCAGGAAGGCACCGATTGCCCAACGAAGAAGATGAGGTCATATTCCTCATCCAAAATCTGTTGAGCGATGATGGCGTTCTTGATTGCCCCAACTGAGTATCGAAGGTCTGACCCATACAAAGAAAAGGATATTGCCTGTTTCATTTGCGAAGTTTCTTCAGTAAGACCTGATATGCCTCTGATTCAATGTAGTTTTTGTACGCAAGAGCATCGGCAGAATAAACTTCTTGCGCGTTGACCTCACGATAGCCCTCATCCCATTCAGCTTTTCCTGCAACGGGGTGCATATGCTCAACAATGACATCTTCAAGGTAGGTCAAAGCGCCTAAATCCTCGCCCAATTTCTTCCAAAAGTTGTCCAGGTAAAGATGCTTCATATTCGGTGGCACCATGCCATCAAGTGCGCCAACAATGTCTGATGTCATTGAGACCATCGTTGGAAGGCGCTTGCCTTGAAGTAGGTCGTTGCCGTAGGCAAGTGACGGTGCCTGTTGCAATGCCTCAATCAGTTTCACATCCCAATCGGCGGTGCGTGGGCGGTGGTCATCGCCAACGAAGGTGAAATACTTGTATTTGTCTTGGTATTTGCGTGCCACATAATTGAGTGGCTTTGCCATACCGCGAGAGTCATTGTTGCAGGTGATCACATAATCATCGCCTACTTCAAAGATGTATTCATCTGCCTTTGGGTCGTCATAGTCAACAATGAAGAGCAAGCGTGAGGCAGATGAAAGGTCATCGTGACAGGCTAAGAGTTCAACGGCATTTTGTGGTCGCCCACGAGTTGGAACAAGTGTGATCATTTCCATTGTGTTTCAATCTCCCCTGCAATGCTGGCATATGCTGCCAAGTCTATGAATGAATCCTCGTGGTCAGGTGTCTCAATCAAGCGAGCTATTTTCACAAGACATAAACACAAAGCGACCTGTGAAGGTGTTATCTCAGTTTCAAGATACACGCTCCACAGGTCGGCAATGCGTTTGTGATTTACATACGGTGATCCATAGTTTTTTTGACGATCAGTATGCGTGAGGCGTTTTGCCTCATCTAAAATTTCCCCCCGGTTCATTTTTTACTTGCTTCCTCTGCCAAATTCTGTTGACTTGGAATCAAGCGCCTTCAAAACAGGCCCGGCAACTGCTGCCAATCCTGCTGCAAGGTAATTCTTCACAGGTTGATTTGGGTCTGCAAGATATAGAGCTGCAACGGCTGCTGCTGCTGCACGCAAGTATGTCTTTACAATTGCTTCAAGTTTTACTTTGTCAAGCATCATTACTCCTTAAAAGTAGGCTTGCCGAATCCAACAATGAACACAGGCAAGGATGTCTTTAGTTTCCCACGATTGTTCTTCTTATAGGCGCGAACCTTACGGCAAACTTGACCGCCATTGCGCTGATCGCCCTTTTTATCAGGTGCCGTGTTGCCCTCGATTGTCACGACAGTTCCATCATCTCGAACCTGCAAGACGATGCCGACATGAGAAATCCGGTTGACATTATCTCCTGGGAAATCAAAGAAGGCGATGTCACCTGGCATTGGCGTGGCAACTTCGGCATCTTCCCACTTGCCCTTTGCCTGGAACGCTTCTGCCCCTGCCGGTGTGAATGTGCAGTTGGGAATTGATGTCACTTTTGCTTTTTTAGCGCAGAAATTGACGAAGGCTCCGCACCACGGTTGGTTTGCCTTTTGATAATGAGTTTGATTCTCGGCAGGGCCTTCAATGAAACCTTCTTCGCCTCGTGCCACATCAAGAAAGTTATTGAGTTGAGCTGACATTGTTCTCCCCTTGTTTTGGTTTTGATTTGAGTCCATTTGCAGAGACTATCCCTGCCAAAGTTCCTGTAAGAAAGACAGTCAATGTTGCAACTAGGTCAATGAAGGCTGCATCATTGGGTGCTTGCTTCATTGGTTGGGTGACAAATACCAATGCCCACAAGAGCGCAAATACTGATCCTGCAAAGACGATTGCAAGGATGATTCCAATGCTGACAATCAGTCGAGCGTGTAATTCTTCAGGCGTGTATCGCTCACGGCGTTTCATCAAATATCTCCGGAAGTAGGTCAGAGGTGCAGGTTCCTGTGATGTCGCATTGCGGTTTGTTGCATTCAGGTTTTTCCCAATTTTCAAACTCTTGGCAAGGGTAGCGAACCCAACCTTGATAACTGCAACCGCTAAGAGTTACTGCGAGCAAGAAGGATGCGATAAATCTCTTCAACTTGTCGCTCCAATCGTGCAACTGAATCCTTCATGCTTGAACCGCCATTTGGCTTCAATTCATTCAGATAATGCTTGACAAGCCATCGAGTGATAGCAAGGAATGCTCCACCGATTGTCAAAAGAGAAACTGTGAGTGCTGCCCAATCTTGAACTGTCATTTGCCAATAGCCATCACTTGCATGATCACGGTTCCTGAACTTGTAATTGCCCAGATTCCGTTTGCCTTATTTTCAACAGTCAATTTGTCACCATTGTCCATGCGGTATCCGGTTGATGTTGTCACATCGCTATTGCCTAAGAAGCAAGTGCCGCTTGAGCTGTGAAGATAAACCATCTCTGCTTCTTGCGTTGCATCAACAAGTGCTGTTGGCGATGTAGTGATGGTGACTTGGCGTGTGGAAATGCCCATTATGGCTCCTTGATTGTTCGGGGAAGAGTTAGCCTAGAAGAGCTGAAACTTCATCGGCGGTCAGGCCAAGTGCTGCAAGTTTGCCCTCGGCGCTTGCTTTGGCTGCTGCCTTTGCTGCTGCCTCTGCTTCTTCTTGCGCCTTAGCAACGGCGAATGCCTCGGCATCTGCCTGTCGCTGCGCCACTTCTTCTGCGGTGAGTTCAACCTCTAAGGTTTCCCCGGTTTCGCAATTGACGATTATCTTTGTGTCTGCCATTTGGTTTCTCCTTATGAGTTCTTGATGCCGTAAAGCGTTGCTGTTGAGTATTGTGCGAAACTGCTTGCAGCAGGTGTAAGTGTTACAGAGGTAATCGCTGCCGTGTTATTCCATAATCCTGCGGTCAAATACTGATAAGCAGTAGTTGCATTGTTTTCGCTAACAGAGTCAAACGACACAGATTTGTTGGTACTTCCTGCATAGTTTGGTATGTAAATTTCTGAATTGCCAAATGTGCTAGAAGTATCATTTGCCGCAGAAATTCCTCCAGCGATGTTTGAAGGTGCCACACTACCCGCAGCAGCGCCCGTACCATACAAAATTTTAGAAGATAGATTTGTGCTTACTCCATTAAAACTAACCAACATTTCAACGGTTGTAGATGCGTTAGTTCCCCTTGCGCTTACCTTTAAGCATAAATCCGTGTAAGTGCTAGGGATAGAAGTAAAGTCAATAGTTGCAGCGCCACCGCTACCCACGGTTACAGCGGCAATTTTAGTAAATGTAGTAGCCATTATGCCGCCTTTATTCCGTATAGTGTGAAAGTTGAGCCAGAGTTAAAAGTTCCTCCACCTGGGTAAATCAAAATTGTGTTAATTGCAGCAGTCGAACGCCACATTCCAACTACAGCACCTGCTCCTGGATATGTTCCACCGCTTGCATTTTCGCGTACTATAACAGTCTTATTTGTTGTAGTATTCGAGTAGTTCATAATGTTAAAGATGTTAGGTGCTGGAGCAACTGTATCTCCAGTTAAAGTATTCATTGTAAATATATAAGGATAATTGGAATAGAGAGCAGTATAAGTGGACGACCCGTTTCCTTCAACCATAGTTAGTGAGTAATTATTACCAGTATCGCTATTAAAACGCACACGATAACTCTGTTGTGCGCTAAAGAGTGCAGTGGCCACTAAGACAAGATCTGTGTAAGTGCTAGGTATACTGGAAAAAGTAACCCCAGTAGATGTAGTACTTAAAGTTTGCTGTGCAATTGCTTCATATGTATTTCCTGCTGGCATAGTTAATTCCCCTTAATTCCGTATAAGGCAAAGGATGAGCCTGCTGCTAAACCAGCGCTATTAAATTGTACAGATGTAATTGCAGCAGTGTTTAATCGAACGCCACTATTCAAACTTATTTGACCACTTCCGTTTGCATCATATCCACCATAGCCACGAACGGTAGGGTTTTTGTTGCCACCTGTGTAATCTAGATAATCAATAATCATTGCTCCAAACATATTGGTATAATTTGGTGTTGCAGTGTCTGGGAATCTTGGAAAAATCATTTGGCTTTGACTTGCGTTACCTACCGCTGTTACGGTTGTACCGTCTCCAACCAATCTGTGTGTTCCATAAACGTTAGAAGTATCACCATTGATACCTAAGCCTAAAAATGGAACGTTAAAAGCGGTTGTTCCTTGAACAATAATACGCGCTTGCAAATGAGTATAAGTTTGAGGAATAGAAGTAATGCTCACTACGCTTGGTGAACCCGCTCCAACAATTACAGTAGCAATAGAGTCATAATCACCTGCTACTGCCCCTGCAAGCGTGCGGTATCCGTACGCCGATCCGTTGGCGAATGTTTGAAGAATTGGCGACATCGTTATGCAAACTTCGTCTGTGTCTCAAGAACTGTGTATGTCGGTGTTGCTGCTGTCTTGATGATTGTGAACACATATGCATCTATTGCAGAAGCGTTTCCTGCTGAAATCGCTGCTGGCACCTTTGGAGTTACAGCGCTTCCATCAATCTGAATCACATTGGGATAGTAAGCGGTTGATCCGTTGGTGTTGAGCCATACAAGTGTGATTGCATCGCCGACTGCTAGAACTGAGCTGAGAGTTGCTCCGCTTGAATATCTGAAGTTCAGCGTGTGGTTGGCGCTTGCATTTGATGTGTAGTACCACACCGATGCTGTGGAAACATCAAAGTTGATTGTTCCTGTTGCAGCACTTGCCACCACATTGACATCTTCTTCGAATCCTTTAATTACCAAATCTGATTGAGCAGAAGCGATCGAAAGTGTGACGGTGCCTGATGTTCCGCCGCCTGACAATCCTGTGCCGGCTGTAACGCCTTCAATGTCTCCTGATGCCGGCGTTGCGAACTGTAAGAAGATCGCCTCACTTGGACTTGTAAAGCGAAGAACGCCACCTTGATTTTGAGCAAGAACAAGTGATCCTGAAGTTGTAACTGTTGCCGTTCCTGCCGTAATCGTGCAAACGCCTGTGCCAATGTTGATGATGGTCACAATGTCACCTGTGGCAAACAAGCCTGTGTTTGCGGTGATTGTTGTTGCTCCTGCATTGTTCATCGTGATTGCATCACCTGCATCGGCTGCAACAAGCACATAAGAAGCAACCTTTGCACTCGCAGCTCCACCCAACATCGCAGTCTGTTGCAGCGATGTCATTTGTGCTGCGGTCAAAACTTGACCTGTTGTGAATGTCTGTTTTGCCATTGTTGCTCCTTAATCAGTAGGAAAGCACAGAGTTTGCGCCATCCAATATGCCTTGTGTTGTTGAATCTAAAATGAATGCCTGAATTATAGGCTCCGCCGTGAAAAATTTTGTTCCCCATGTGTTGGTCGTAATGTCATGTTGAACGCCCTGTACGAATAGTTCAAGGGTGACACTTCCTGCCCCTGGAGTTGACTTAGTAATGTCAACCAAGTCAAAGATGTCTAGTTCCAATCCTGCCTGGATTCGAGCCGTCTCTGCATCATCTGTCAAATTCAGCCCAATGGAGTCAATGCGGAAAATGGCATCTTTGCGTGACTGAAGAATCATCGTTGCCTGGTCAAAAGACTCAGTATCGGTTTGAACGAGTAGTCCTTCACGCTTTCCTGAGTGGATGAAATAGGTCTCAATGCTGCTTGTATCCTGAACAGTTTGAGCGATGCCACCCACGCGGTTGACGGTCACATCGTTAAAGATAAGGGTGTCGTCATAGGCAAAATCAATGGTTTGATATGAAATGCCTGTGCCATTATCTGCAAAATCTGTTGCCGTCTGATCTGCCTTTTGAGCCAAAGTATTTCGAGACAAGAATGTGGCATTGCCTTCAGGATCAATGTAGAACCCACCGAATTCGCTGTTTTCAATTGTTTGCAAAGCATTGAGCAAGTCACGCTCGGTGCCTGGGTCTGCCTGAACTGTGCTATCGCCTGTGTCAATTACACGCTGAGAAAGTGGGAAGGCTGGAACATCAAGTAGGTTATTCATTCGCGCCCCTGTTGTCTGCCCTGCCGAAGTTCCTGCAACTGTTGAAATGGAAACATTGGAGAAAAGGCGGAAGGCATCCACGCATTGCAAGGTCACACTTGAGACTGACTCAACACCGACTTGAAAGTTTGTGTCATAGCTCGTGATGTAGCCTGAATAAAGGTAATACCGTACTGAATTGTAATCTGCCCATATGCGGATTTTGCGAAGAGGTAGAAGTTTGCCGTAATAGGGAGATGATGTGTTTGTTGGCACCCAATCGCCGTTTGTATCCTCAAGGACAACTGTTGCACTTCCTGCTTCAAACTTGTTCAGGATTCTGTTTCTGCCTCTGCGAATTGAAGCGCGAAGGGTGATGTCAGAAACATCAACAACATCTGACGGGCTATCTGCCAGGATGCCCACGCCAAGCGGCGTTGAAGCATCATCAAGGATAAGTGGATTGCCGAAGGCAGGGCCGTTGGCAAAGTCAACCGCAACGCCAAGTGTAGGCATAGCCATTAGATTGCCACCGCAGATTTCAGAATTCCTTGACCGTTATTTTGTCCTTGAAGCAATCCGTTTCGAACAGTTGCAACCAAGTCGTTCTCTGTTGTCACACTTCCATAAACATTGATTGTCACCCCAGGTGGTAATTGTGAACCTGTTCCTGATGTGCCTAATCCAACAGTTGATGGTGCTGAAATTGTTGGGGCGCTGATAGTTGTTTCTGCTCCCACAAATGGTTTGTATCCACCCAATACTGCTTTTTCTGCTGTCGTCAAAGTTCCAAAGGCACTTGCTGCTGATCCTTCAAAAGATTCAAGTTTCTTGGCAACTGCCGTGATTTGTGCAGGTGTTGGCGGAACTATTGTTGGTGCTGGCATTGTAGGTGCAAGTTTGACACCTAACGCTGCATTGTATGCATTCAAAGCATTAAGTGCATCACGCCAAGAATTTGCTGCCTGATTGCCAGGTGTTGGCCACAAAGTGGATGGAGTTACACCTTCAGCAATCTTTTTGGCGTAATCTTGAACTTCTTTGTTAGTCAATCCCCACTTATCCATCAAAGCATTGATTTCGCTCTGATCTAGTTTTCCATCATTGATGTATTTGAAAAAGTCAAGATACATCTCTGCTTGTTTCTTGGTGATTCCCCATTGCCTTGCAAGCAAATCAATTTCTTCTGTTGAAAGTTTTGCATCATTGACTGCAAAAACGGCGGTTGTGTAAGCAACAACTTTGTCTGCGCTGATTCCCCATTTGCCAGCAAGAAGGATGACTTCTTGATCTGAAATAACTTGATCAGCAACAACTCCAAGCAAATCAACATATCGCTCAACTGCTTGATTCGCCTTCATTTGAGCATTCATGTTTTCAATGATTGCTGCAAGTCGGCGTTGCTCTTCTAGGTTGTTTTGCTTCAGAAGATTCAGGCGTGCTGCTTCAAGCTGAATTGGGTCTGTATCTGAGACATTTTTGATGCCAAATTTGTCAAGACCTGCTTTTTTGATTGCAGCACGAACTTCAGCGGCTTTCTTTTCAGCAGCGGTGAGTTGTTTGGTTGAATTTGTGTTGTAATCTGTAAATTTTGTATTTGTCGCAATAACTTTGTTCAAGCCTGTCATTTGCTTGCCAGTAGTCATTGAAATATTGCCCATCCCCTTGAAGGCAAATTCTGCTTTATTTGCATTTTTTGCAGAAGCGGCAAATGAAACACCAAGCGCCCCAGCGGTAACTGCAAATGCTCCAAGAGCAGCAGCGGCGGCACCTGCTGAAAATCCGCCGGTCAATAATGCACCTGCAACACCTGCTGAACCTGCTGCTGCGGTAAATGCAGTAAGTGTTGGAATTAATAAGGCAATAGCAGTTGCAAAAGCATAGACCTTTGATGCAACAAAAAGTCCTGCAATTACAGAGGCAAAAATTTTGATTGTGGTTTGATTACGCGAAATGAAATCTACAAAGCCAAAAAGAGCTTTGCCTAGAGCAACAACATTTTTTGTAACAGTTTCTAATGCGCTTGCCAACTTATCTTTGTTCAAATCAACCCAAGATTGAATTGCTGGCAAAGCATTATCAACAATGTATTCTGCAAACTTTTGCAAAACAGGGATAAGTGCATAGCCAATTTGATCAATAATTTGATTAAATGCCAATTGCAACTGAATCATTCTGAATTCAAATGTTTCAGCGCGTTTTTCTGCCTGACCTGCAAATGTCTCACTCAAAGATGTCAGAATTGCGTTGAGGTCTTTTGCCTTGACTGCATTTTTATCAAGTGGAACACCGAGTCTTGTAAGTGCTGCGACATTTCCACCAAGCGCCCTTGCAAGAGCTAAAGAAACCGCACCCAAATCTTTTGATGCACCGGCTGAAATATCAAGTGCTAAAGCCTGTAAAGATTGCGCCTGTGCAACATCTCTTGTTGCTGTTGTTAAAATTTGAAGTGAAGGAATCAGTTGATTGTTGTCAACGCCGACAAGAAGTTCAAGTTTGTCCAAGTACGCAGTCGTTGCAGCAATAGCCCCATCAGTTGCCCCTGTTGTGTTGCGAAGAGCTGTTGCCAATGCTGCTTGTTGCTTCTGATCTTCCATTGCGCCTTTGACGGCATCCACGCCGATTTTGACTGCAAATGCACCCACGGCAACTGTGGCAACTGCAAAGGCTTGTCCAATTTTCTTTCCTGAATCAACAAACTTTTTCTCAAGACTTTTGAGGTCTTTGACCGCTTGCTTTGAACCTTTGTCATTATAGACGGTGACTATGCGCTCGACAATTGACACGATTTACACCTCTCTAAAACCGACTATGGCATCAACACGCCTCTGTGCTTTTTCAGAGGCTCTGTCAACGGCTTCTTTAATTCCTTGCAATGCTTTATATCTGTTGTTATCAACTGCGCGAATAAGTGCGCGACCTTTATCTTTGCCATCGCCACGAGCAGTTGGCAAAACACCATGCTCTCTTTGAATCACACCAATAAAGTGTTGAGAAGCCTGTGGATTCCGTGAACGGCTTGTTTTGCTTCGCGAACGTGATGCCCCACTTCCACGACCTGCTGTTTCAAAGATTGCACCACCTGGGTCGCGCTGAATGACTCCGTAAGTGTTGCGAAAACCGCTGCCATCTTTTTTCGTGGTTGCGGCAGTTTGTTTGATTCCTGCTTTAGCTCGTTCGGCATCGTAGGCAATGAAACCGCGAGTTTGATCCGGCGATAACGGGCCGATGCCATTGAAGCGTTTGAAGCCGCCTTTTTGCCATCCTGAAGGATGGATTTGATCATTGCTTGGAAGGTAGCCTTTTGCCTCAAGAACAATCGGTGCAAGAATGCCACGAATTTCTTTGTTCAATTCTCTTTTGAGGTCAGGCGCGAAGCGTTCAAGGGCGATGATGTTTTCGGTCAAACCTTGCATCACAATTGTGTAATTGATTTCCGCCATTACTTGCTTCGCGCCTTCGCTCGTTCTTTCATGTATATGACTATTGCTTCAAGTATGCCATCGGGAGCATCAAGCAAATCAATTGGAGATATGCCTGTCTCCACAGAAACCGCTGCTATTGAATAGGTCAGGCTGTCTCTGTGGATTCGAAATTTGGGTCTGTGTCCAAAGATACAGATTCAAGTGTATCCAAGAAATCAGGGCCAAAAGGCTTCACAACTTTTCCGTTTGATCTAAGCGCGAGCCAACTCAAATAATAGATATGCTCTAGCTTTTGTTCTTCCCCAATTAACTTTGCGAGTCCTTTTCCATACTTTTGTTCAAAGTCAACGATGATTCTTGGGCGCAACGGGAAAGTTGCATCTGTGCCATCGTTTGTTTTTACCTTTATGAATAATCCATCCATTTTATTTCCCCCTTAGTTTTTTATGTTGTTGTCTTTGTAATTGCGCCGCTGATCGGCCAGGACACGCTTGCGCTGGCAAGCTCTCCAACGGCACCATTCAACGGAGTCCATTCTGACACAACGGCCGAAAAACTGTACTGAGGATTGACGGCAGTTGTTGTTGCATTGACAGGTTTGACTGCAATTGTAACGGCTGTTCCAAGCGTTGGATAGATTGTCTGCTCCACGCTTGAAGTTGCATAATCCTGATGAAATTCAAGAGTTACTGAGTTATCTGCAAGACCTGCAACACGAGTCTTTGAAGTTTGTCCGAACGCTGTGGTCTCAACGATGTCATAAGTTGAACTCAACGAGACTGAACTGATGTGATCGCTTAAATCGGTTGATCCGAAAAGAACATAGCAATTTGTGAGAACGATTCTAGCCATTAGACAACCGCCTTAGTGATTGCACCGCTTACAGGCCAGGACACACTTGCAGAGGCCAACTCGCCCACGGCTCCATTTACCGGAGTCCACTCTGAGATCACGGCGTTGCAACTGTATGAAGGGTTGAATGCGCTTGTTGTTCCGCCATTTGGCTTCACAATTACTGCTGCAACTGTTCCAAGTAATGGATAAATTGTTTGTTCAACTTCGCCTGTTGCGTAAT